GCTTTAATTACGGGAATGGGGTATCTTATATATATCCTACTCTCATATATTAGTATTTAATTATGACACTAAAAATTTCAGACGAAGCTAGAGTTCAGATGCCGATGAAAACGGTTTTCTCTTTGATCGCGATGGTCGCGATCGGGACCTGGGCTTACTTCGGTATCATTGAGAACCAGAATCGTATGTCAACTCAAATAGAAATTATGAATAAAGATTTGGAAATGAACACAGAATTTAGGATCAAGTGGCCCAGGGGGATGCTGGGAAGTTTGCCCGCAGATTCTGAGCAGTACATGATGTTGGAGGATCTTTACAAGACCACCGATCGAATTAATAAACAAATTGAAAACATGATGCACAATAAAGTAAACATAGAATTTTTAACTAAACAAATGGAGAAGGCTCTTACTGATATTGAGGAACTAAAGGACTCAAACAGAGAGATTCATTATCAAAATGGAGTACGTTAAATGGAAACAGTAGTAGCCCTTTTAATGTTTATAAATTTTGAGATCAAGGAACATCGTATCCAACCGTCGATGGGCGTATGCCTCCGCGGAAAACGCGAAGCGGAGAGAACGTATTCTGATACCGTCTCTTATAAATGTATCAAGACTCAGGCTGAAGTCGAGATTAATAATGATGGCTCAAAATCAATCAAGAAAATCATTCTCAAATAGAAACCCCATAGCTCGACTTTTAAAACACTTTACTCCTAAACGGTTTAAAGATAAAAAGAAATATAATAGGAAAAATAATGTTTGGAAAAGGACCTTTCGGGAGTGGAGTTAATATCAGCGCTGAAATAGTTAACGGCGTATGCCCGAAATGTATTCAACCCACTGTACTTATTTCTCTTTATGAAACCATGTTTAAGTGTACAACATGCGGCGAAACGCTAGAACAAAAAATTAATGGGGTAATTAGTTATATCCCAATGAGTCATTCAGGATTACCACATCCCCGAATGCATGGTTCTACCGATGGGCCGGAAAAAAGCTAAGAACCTCTTTGGATATAAGCATGTTAAACGTACCCCTCGAAAACGACCGGGACGTCATGCAAAATCGTACTCTAAGCGCATTCCCCATAGGAAACCTTCGAGAGGTCAGGGGTAATGTATAAAATTTTAATATTAGCTTATCTAATTGGAAATGATCCTATCATAACTCAACAAAATTTTGAGATGCAAGGTTGGTACAAAACCATGGATGAATGCCAGACCGAATTATTGAGTCAACATCCTGATCAAAGCTTTAAAGTCATGAGAGAATTTGTGGAAGATAATAACTTCAAATGGGACTGGCTCGTTGCAGGGTGCACGAACGAAGAAACAGGCGAGAAATACATGGTATTTCCTGACTATCCTAATGGTAAACCCCCAGAATTAGAGGGTTTAACCTTTGAATTAAAAGACATATTAATTTAAATTTCTACTTGACATAACGTATATCCTACATTATATAGGGTAATAGAAAGAGGTAAATTATGAATATAGAAGAAATGCAGAAGTGGATTAAAACAGCTAAAAAAGGTGAAACTTTAGTTTATTATAAAGGTCATCTAGTTGAAGATGTTGCTGGTCCAGGGTGGAGTCCCGAGTCTAAAAAAATAGGGCTCTTATTTTTAGGAGCAGCTAATGAAAATAAAATTACATTAGTTCAAAAGAAGATACGAGAAGGCGGCAGCGCTAACCAGCCTGTATATGAGTATATCGCACAAGTTGTATGAGATATAAATATACAATAACCAAGGAAGGTGGAGAGGCTGAAGAAATGGAAGCTATGAGTTATAAAAAGATGCTTAAAAGTTTACTTATTAAGTATCCTAAATTTAATGGTTGGGCTTCTTATTTTAATAAGAAAGGCCATCAACAAGTCAAAGCTTTTCAAAATGGCAAAGTTGTTCACTAATCAAAAAGAAGTGGACCGAGCCATACAAGCTGCGGTAGATCAATATGAAATATATCGTCGTCATACTCTTACTAAGCACAAGCGGCGTAGAAAGAATCGAGTTAAAAACAAAAGGACTTAATTGCAATGAAATTGCTAAAGCGTGGCGTGAAGTCAATACCACGTATCAGGAGGGCAAGAATCAAGGCAATTATACCACTGATGGTAAGCTATTGATGGGTCATATATGTGAATAAACCTATCCTAAAAAGGGAGTAAGGATAGGTATTAAAGGTGAGAAGATTTTCTCCTACCACAATTTCGCCACAATGTCAATTAGGAATCTATCTTTTCTTCTTCCTTTACTCTTTCAGCACATTGGAACTTGATAAATACTTTATTATGGTTAATATATTCGTCACCCATTATTTGATATAATGTCAAAGTATCATGGGTACCCGCCATCATACATTCAGACCAGGTCTTATACTCTACATTTTTAGTGTAGGGGACCTGACAATTTCCATGTAATGCGGAGCAAATAATCATGCTTAAAATTATTATTTTCATCTTGACAAGTTTTATAGAAAATCCTATATTATAGTTCACAAACAATGAAAAGGAAAGAACATGACCGATATAAGTAAATACAGAAATGTATCCTTAACACATGATACATACAATACTTTAGTTAAGCTATCAAAAGTTTTATTACCTGATGCCAAATTAAGTATTAGCAAAACAGTTGAAGCATTAGCACACGAGAAAGCAAGAAAATTAAATGGCAAAGTTCCAACAAAAATACGAACGGACTGAATCTAATCAGCCCAAAACACCAGAGCAAGATCTTTGGATTTCTGTTTTAAGTAAAGCTGCTCACGATGCAATTTATACTTCAGACTGGTTCGAAGCACGAAAAGCCATTGCCTGGTTTAAGTCTAATAGCAACGACTTTAAAGAAGTCTGCAAACTAGCAGGATTTAATCCTCAATATGTTTTATGGAAAATGAATAAACCTCTCACCAATCGAGAGAATCATATGGAATACGTTAAGACAGGAAACCGTTTTTATATTAAAGAAACTCTCCGTTTACCAGGGGGTGGAAAAGTTTATCATTCGCATTATCGATTAGGTAAGAAGAGAGGACCTTACAAAAAGAAGAAGCATCTAACAGGTAATGCTTACTATAAAGCTAAACGTAAAAAGGACCCTTATTACGTTAAAATCGGAAAATTAGGGGGTCGACCAAGGATGTATAATGGGATATAAAGGTACTTGTCCAAACTGTAAAGGAAATGGATATGTTAAGATTGATAAAAATGTTCATCAATGCTGGGTCTGTGAGTCCGAAGGAGAGATTAAGTGGCCTCAGGCTAAGGTTGATGAGTTTATTTATAATACTTACTTTCGCAAGCGGATGCAGTGAGTTTGCATTGTTAGCTTCGGGAGCTAGTATAGCTGCGTCTCAAAACGCCTATACGCGAATTTATAGTGGAGTGGACGTACTCACCATCATGAGTACAGAGAAGGATATAAAGACACATGTGTACGAGAACGCTAAAGATCTCTACAACAAAACTAAATACTGATCTAGCCTACGCTGCCGCTTTTATTGATGGCGAAGGTTATATTGAATACACGAGACGTCCTAAAAAGAATAGGTATGGAAAAGTTTATAATACCATTTCCATTCGTATGGAAATATGCAACACGGATCATGGGATTATTCGTTGGTTAAGAGATACGTTTGATCAAGGCTACCTGGTTCGCATTAAACCTCGAAGAGTTAAGAATGGAATGTCTCGTCCTCAACTACGCTGGCAACTGACTCATAATAAAGTTCACAATGTATTAAAACAAATTTTTCCTTATATGAAGGAAGAAGCTAAGATAGAAAAAGCGAAACAAATATTTAAGTACTATGAAAAGCGTTGATTATAATTATTTTAATTGGGGACCCTTCCTCTTTAAGTCTAAGATCGATGAAGAGTTTAAACAACTTATCCTTGCAGAAGGAGCCTCAGTCCGAGGTCAACAGTCCGAGTCTTATAATAGTAAACTCGCAGGACACTTGAACGAACAGTACAAGCTCCCTGCAGCACGGATCATGGAACATCTTAAGTGGTATTTAGAAGCTTACTGTATTGGCTACAATCGATGGAGAGGTGAAGGGGGCATGAAACCTGAGGCGGATCTGATTAGTCTTTGGATTAACTATATGAAGCCCGGAGACTTTAATCCTCCGCACGATCACTCCGCTGATCTTTCTTTTATTATCTTTCCACAAATTCCTAAAGAACTCACGGAAGAGAATAAAAACTTCAAAGGGACCCTTCAGGGACCCGGGGGCGTTTCCTTTATGTGGGGCGACTCGAATGGACGGATGGCTATTTCTTTAGTGCATCAAATGCCTAAGGAGGGGGATCTTTATATGTTTCCCGCACAGCTTCGGCACTTTGTTCTTCCTTTTAAATCCGATGTGACTCGTATTTCAGTCTCGGGTAATATATTATTTAAACAAGATTCAAGAGTAAACTATTTTGAAAAGGAGAAGAAAAAATGAGTGATGAGTCAGAAAAAGTTTATCAAATGTTCTTTGATGATGCCATGCATCTACTCAATGAACATAGTATTCCTGTGGAACTCGTGGCAGGCACGATGATCGCTATTGCTCAAAGACTCTATAAGACGCATTTGAGTGATAAGGAGTATGACGCCTTAATGGATGAGATTTTAAATCATGGAGAAGTCAAGCCGTATGGTACGGAGAAAGTGAGGTTGCATTGAAAGACAATATACTTGCCTGGATCGAACGTGTTTCAGGAAGAATCCATAACTGGGCCTGGGATAAACGATGGAAGTACCGGGACCATCATAAATGGATTAAAGGCTATCGTGAGTGGAAGAAAACGCGATGCCCTCACAATTAGATAAATATAAAGCCGGCAGTAAAAAGATTGTTAAGGTCGGTAAAAATAAAAAACCTGTGGTACGCGAGAGTGGCCGTAAATGGGATGGTACGTCGCGACCGGTGACGGACGATTATCGAAGGAATTGGAATGAAATTTTTAAAAATTTTATGGGAAATGATTAAGAGTATCGTCCTGATGACGGGACTCATCCTCTTTGTTATGGGTTGGTGTATCGTGATCTTTTTTCTATGGATTTATGACGCGATCTTTGGAGGTTGGAAATGAAAGATCCCCAGACAGAAGCATTACTAGCGGATTTGTTGTTTATTATGATGATTTGTATCATGGCATATTTGGTGGGTTGGAAATGAGTTCGCAGTATGAAACTTGGTACCATGTTAAAGATGGTAAACTCTACGAGCATTGGGAAAACGACGGTTATGCCTGTATGCGTCATGGCGTGAATCCCCGAGACTATTACGTCTGTACCGTTGAAGAAGCGAAGACGAAGTGGCCCCACTGGTTTAAAAAGGAGTTTAAAGATGAAGCGTAATACGAAATATAACTATCACCGAGGTACACGGTTCACGGACCATGGAACACGGATCTATGATATCGGTGGATATAAATTGCCTAGCGTCACATCTATCCTTGCAAAAACAAAAGATCAGACTTATTTAACGGCCTGGAAACAAAAAGTAGGTCATGAAGAAGCAGAACGAATCAAGAATCTTAGTAGCAAGCGTGGGACTAGCATGCACAAGTTCATTGAGAAACACATCACAGGCGCAGGCTACGACGATCTCACGGAAGTGGGTGTCCAGGCTAAGCCGATGGCTCAAAAGATTATTGACATAGGATTAACTCCTGTCTCAGAATATTATGGTTCTGAAGTCATGCTACACTATCCAGGGCTTTATGCAGGCGCAACAGATTTAGTCTGTATGCATAATGATATGGAAACTATTGCGGATTTCAAGCAAGCCAACAAACCCAAGAAAGAGGAATGGATTGAGGATTATTATTTACAGATAGCAGCCTATGCCATGGCTCATGATTATGTATATAATTCTAAAATTAGGCAAGGTATTATAATGGTTTGTACACCGGATTGCTACTACCAAGAATTTAAATTTCAAGACTCAGAATTAAGAAACTGGAAGCATAAATTTCTTAAAAGATTAGACCAATACTACGAATTAAAGAACGATTACAAAGAAGAACAACATATAGACACAAATGAATTACTCAAAGAATTTGAAAAGGAGGGAAGCAAATGAGGGAAAGAGTCTACAAGACTATGGTCCAAAGGTATACCAGTCAAATGGAAGATGCTCTATTAAAAATAGACATGCTTTTGACTAGTGCAGGGACTAATTCTGTGATGGTTGACCATTCAGATATCACAGGTGAGATAGACAAACACCTGGCGGCATGCGCAGCAGCTTCAGAAAAGCTGGCTATGCTCAAACGATTTTACAGCACACATTGAGGCTAGAATGTGGCAAGAATGTGGCAGAAATAAGGCACACTTTTTCGACACTTGGGGTCTCGAAACGGTGTCGCAAGGGTGTCGAAAAACAGGTCCAAGTGTCGAAAAAAGGGCTACTTGAGCACTATCCTACAGATTACCATGTCGCAAAAGGTAACTATTCGAGACCTTGCGACACCCTTTCGACACCATTTCGACACCCCCCTAAATCGGCTACTTTTGTTGTCTAGCAACACTAATAGAGGATTTGGTATGTTTTTTCGACACCTTTTTGAAATTTTTTAGCGCGACGTAGAAAAAAATAAATTGTATATATAAGTCTCGAAAAGGTGAATTGTGGCAGAAATAAGGCAAACTATGGCAAAGAAACGTAAAAAATCTAAATATAAGAATCTGGTTATAAACAAGAAGAAATTCTATTTTTATAAGATTTCCTGGCTTGACATAACTGCAGATGGAGGTCATGCTACGGCTGATGAGTTCGATAAGTTCGAATGCTCTAAGATGGTTACGTTTGCATATATTTATAAACGTACTAAGAAATTCATTTGGACTTTTGCGAGCTATGACAAGAAGGATGAGGCATATTCAGATAGGAATATCTTCCCTACAGGGGTCATAACTGAATTAAAAAAATTAAATGTGGAATCTAAATAATATTTATACCTTTATAGTACTACTTTTATTGATTGCTTTTTCTCATTACCTGGGACAGTGGTTAACGTAGATGTCTTTGTTTCCTTTTTTTGTTTCTTTGGCTTTGGTAATTTTTCTGATTTGGGCAACTTTTCATTGGGAGGAGTAACATTTAAAATTGGTGCGTAATCGTCTAAAATTTGTTTCATTTTGTTTTCTAGTTCCTCTTCTGACATATCTTCTAGTTTACCATGTTTTATTATTTTTCTGTCTATGTATAATCCTGCTGCCTTTCCACGATTTGCTTCAGCGTTTACTGCAGATGAGAAAGATCCCTTCTTCAAAGCGGCTTCCCTGAGTCTAGCTAATTCTGCGATGTGTCCTTCATAAGACACTTCAAATTTTTTAAGTCTTTCTTCTTTAAGTTTGCCTACATATTGGGCTACTAATGGGCTGAGTCTAGGATTCATAAGTTCTGACCCTTCCTGTCTTGCTCTCTTTGCACTATAACCTGCTGCGGTCGCTGCCTCTGTTTGAGTCATCGGTCCATCAGGCCCACCGAATACTACATACTCGGCGAATCTCATTTGCATTTCTGTTAATCTTTTTGGTACACCCATATTTGACAATTTAAGGTAACTGTCATATAAAGTCAATGATGAATGCAGAAATAAAAAAGTTAAATCCCTTTCAGAGACTAGAGCAAGAGCTACGAGCTTTACGTACTGAAAATACTGAATTAAAAGTTATTAATAAAGGCAATGAGGCTATCATTAGGGATGTCACTAAAGATAATTTTGAATTAAAAGATAAATTAACTGAAGCTGAAGAAGCATTAGCAAATGCTTTGGCTGGAGACTATAGACAGAAAGAGGCAGATGAACTTATGATGAAGAAGTTAGAACGTATACAAGAATTAGAAAGTATTAGTGAATCTCACCAGAAATTGAATGGAGATTTGAGACGAGAGATAACTGCTCTCGAGCAGGAGAAGTTAGAACTTCACCTCGATAATAAAAAATTATCACAACAAGTTGAAGATTCTCTTGACAGATTAAGAAAGAGTGGTATGTGATGCGTGTCCGAGAGTTAATGAATTTCATGACAGAATTTATGGATAACAAGGGCAAAGTCGGCACAGGCCTAGGCGATGCTTCAGTGTTTATTCAAGTGGGTGGACATCTTGAGGAACTAACAAAAATAGAAGTCCAAGAGAGTACAATCATTGGGGCGAACTCAATGAGATTAGTGTTTAAACCTACGACTGTGAAAAGATTTATAGCTCCAACTAAGTTAGATTTTTAAACACGAGTTACTTTGAAAAATGCAGTTAAACCTGAACGAAAATTATGGCAAGATCTTAAGAAAAATACATGTTCCATCTACTGGAACCGTATTGAAAACCTTAGCTTACTTGGGATGCCTGATGTATTGGGGTATAATACTTCTGGGCACTTTTTCACTGTTGAATTAAAAGTCACGCGAGGGAACAAAGTTAGATTTTCTCCACATCAAATTTCATTCCATAAGTCACATCCAAAGAATACA